CGAGAGCTGCCGCGCGTCGTTGCGCCCGCTCTGCATATCTCGCAAGCCCGCGTTGAACTGGTTCTGCTGCGCGCCGAGCTGCGCCTGCGCCTGCGCCTGACCTGCCGCCTGCCCTTGGCTGGCGAGGTCTCCGCCGCGGACGTTGCTCCACATCCCGGCCGCTGCGTTCGTGTCGTCGCGACGCTCGCCCGCGGCGTTGATCTGCGCCTGGCCGCTGATGTCGCTGGCCATGTTCGCCGTGTTGAACGCCGCGTTCCGCTGCGCCGCCGCGAGTCCGCCCGCGCCGCGAGCGCTGCCAGCCTGCGAGGCCTGCATCGCCTGCGCCTGCTGCATCTGGCGATCGGCCTGCATCTGCGCGATGGTCGGCGCGCCACCAGTCGCGCGCTGCTGCATGATGTTCGCGAGCGACGTCTGCTGCTGCCGCGCCTGCATCCCGCGCGTACGGTCCGCCTGCGCCTGGCTGTAGTCGATGTTGACCTTCTCCGCCTGCGTCGCCTGGCGGTTCTGCGCCTGGTCGCCTTGCTGCGTGTAGAACTTCGCCTGATCTTCGGCGCCCGTCTCCGAGCCGCCGTAGTTGTAGTTCTGCGAGTTGACCTGCCGGCCCTTCGACTTTGCGTCATTCTCCGACCCGAACAGACCGGAAACAAATCCGCCGATTCCTTTACCCATTACGAGGCTCCTTCCGGTACGTCCGCCGGGCCGTCCTTCGGCGAGATGTCGAGCGTGAGCGCGATCCACGTCAGCCCGCGTCCGCTATCGACACTCCCGGTGGACGGCTGAGCGTCGGTGATGCGTGCGCGCACGGCCATCCCGTCTGCGTTGTCGCTGGGGTCGTGCCTGAGCCGCGTGATGGGCTGAGATCCGAGCAGCGTGTCGATCTGAGCGCGGGTCCACGTCGTCGCGGACTCGTACGACTCGTTGTAGTTGTAGCCGAGCGCGATCGAGATGTCCGCTCCGGTGTTCATCCTCATCATCGCGAGCAAGCGGTTGATCTGCTGCTTGCCCTGGATTCCGGCCGCCTTGAACCACCCGGTTTCGGCCGCCATCGTGATCCAGGTCGTCCCTTCGTCGAGATACGAATCCGACTCGACGTGGAGCACGCCATCGGCGCCGAGCCACGCGTATCGAGACGCGAGGCTGTTGGTCACGATGCACGCGTCCTGCGAGGCCTCGTGCGCGGTGGTTCCGGTCTTGTCGTCGACGCTCTGCCAGTCGTTGAGGGTCAGATCGAAGACGACGTCTCGGCCGCCGCCGACCTCGGTGTAAGGCGGCTCCAGGTCTTGCGAGTACCCCTGCACCAGGCCGGTACTGAGGATCGACTTCGCCAGCGTGAATCGGACGAGGTTGTTGCGCGCATCGAGCACCGCACTCGTGACGTTGGGCCAGTCGGCCAGCGTGCTCTGGATCTTCTCGCCGATCCACACGGGAGACCCACCGCGCGTGAGCAACTCTACCCCGCGGTGCGACAAGAAGAAGGTCCCGAGCGACGTGGTAACGACGCTGAGCGGGTTGATGCAACCGACGTCGAGCGCGATCCGACGAGGCGTGCCGAGCCCTCCACTCGCGCCGTTGTCGCTGGGGGCCTCTCCGCCGACGGCCCAGATCCCCGTCCCCTTGAATGCGTAGAGCGTCCCATCCTGCACGGCGAGCGCGGTGATGTCGCCCGGACCGTCGACCGTCACGAAAAACTGCTCCGCGGAGAACCAAGTACCCTCGCCGCCGATGGTCTGGCCGGACCACCACAGATCGGAGCCAGACGCGACGACGAGCATCCCGTTGTAGGAGACGACGTCCGAGCAGTAGGGAGGCGCCTCGTGCTGGAGCGGAGCTCCGCCAGTACCCGGGAGTACGCCCGTGCCGTTGAGGAGCGGCTTGGAGATCAGCGTTGCGTCGCTGGTCTCGTCGGAGATGCTCACGTTACCCGTGCCCGACACGTATGCTCTAACCCGCTCGACGAGGTAGTAGACCTTGCCCCCCGCGATGGTCCGATAGAAGGCAACGCGCACGTCTGTACGCGACGTGATGCGTAGCGGGTTGCATTCGACGAGTACGGCCTTGCCGGTAGCCGTGAGAGTCACGGGCGCGCAGACACCGGAGATGGTCACATTGGACGCGCCGTCGGCGCCCTCGAACACGGCCACGTAGCTCACGTCACCCGTCGGGCCCGTGAGCGATCCCGTGTCGGTCGCGGTGAGGTTCTCCGGCGTCTGTAGGAAGGAGGCTTCCTGCACGCGATCCGTCGACAGGTAGGAAAGGAGGCCGCCAGACAGGAAGGTGCAGCCGTTATGGCTGGCCGGTCGCCATCGGTTGATGTCCGAGAAGTCGACCGCTGCGACGGCGTACGCTCTGGTGCTCGCCGTGCGGAGCACCGTGACCACGTACCCCGTACGACCATCACTGAGCGTCACCGGTGGGCACGTCATGTCCGTGGCCATGAGCCCGGGCAGGAGCATTGCGTGCGGTGGGATATTCTCCGTCGCGTCCGTGTAGGACCGATCCGTGAGGTCCCCGAGCATGACGGAATACGAGACCCCGACGTAGTTGTCCGCGGCTGACAGGAGCCCGTACGTACGGCCCCCAATTGAGGCGGGCTTACCAGCCGGATTGACGCCGTTGCCGTCCGTGGTGCCGAGGATCGTGAACGTCCCCCCGCTCTGCTGCATGCCCACGATGACGAGCCGCCCCACCTGGGAGGACGCCGAGCTCGGGCCCCAGTACGCAACAGCGGTGGACGTCGAGACCGACACGATGTTTGGCGGCCGAGTGGAGAGCAGACCAGCGGTCGCGTGGATCGTCGTCACCGACGTGAGCGGCGTAAACGTCGAGGTAAACGGAGAGGCGCGCACCAAGAGCACCTCGTTCCAGACCAGCCAGATGATATCCAGCGAAGCGTCCACTCCGACCTGATCGGGCGTAGCGCCGGACGTGTTGATATCGGCCGTGCCGATGACGCCGCCCGCGTTGAAAGTCGTCAGCGTGATCTGACTGGTGCCTCCCTTGTCGTTGACATAGGCCGCGACGGCTCGGTCGGACATGGCCGACACGCTGAGGTTGTAGCTGGCGGTCGCTCGATGCGTATCGATGGTGGCGACGTAGGACCACCCAGCAAGCACCGTCGCGGTTGTCGAGCAATCGAGCTTGCCGAGGTACAGGTTACCGGTCGACCCATTGCTGAAGACGCAGAGCACGTCGGTCCCCAGCGCCACGAGGTGGAACACTGGGGTCGCCGCCGTGTCGATGTCACCCACGAGGAGCGGGACGGCTGGAGAGGATGCGTGCTGGACGATGAACTTGGGTCCGCGCGATCCGTTGAGGTAGGTGGAATAGGCAACGACAAGGAACCCGTTGCACACCACGGCGTCGTACTGCGCTGGAGCCTCTACGGGCACGTTCGCGCCCAGGTAGATCATCTCCACGGAGCAGGCGGAGGCCTTGCCGCCGGTCGCCACCGTCGAGCCAAGTGACTCGCTGTACACGTCGACGCTGCCCGCTCCGCTGACCACGCAGGGGGCACCGTTGTGCGCAAAGCACCGCCGGCCATCAGACCGAGCGCTGTCGTCAACGCGCGTCGAAGAGAGGGGGTTATACCCAAGCCGCTTGCTGAGCCCTCCACGTCGGTCCTGTCGCCCGTTTACGATGACGGGGAAGCTCGCCGACGGATCGAGGATCTCCCCCTGCATTGACTCATCAAGGAGCCCAGCAAACGACACCTGCGTGAGAGAGCGAGGGAGCGCCATCAGCCGCCGACCTCCTCGATTCGGATCGTGACCGTTCCGGCGACCTCGGAGAGGAGCACCAGCACGTCATCGGTGGAGGTGTCCGACCGGTGCAGCTGCGCCGGGCCTCCGTCGGTGGCATCCACCACCCACCACCGGACGCGGCCACCCATCCCATGAGGAAACGCGTAGGTCGTGACGCCGTCCCCGTTGACCTCGATGTCCTCGTAGTCGATGCGCCTCGGATTGGGACGGCGCTCGAGTCGGGAGATGGCAGCAACGATGGTGGTGACGAGCCGCGCGAGCGGCTTCGGTTGAGTCACCTGCTCATCGGTGATCTCCACGGGCGGCTCGGGCGGGGTGAGCAGCGATCGGAGCTGCCCAGCAGCGCTAACGACGCTCGCCATCGACGAGCGAATCACCGCGACCACCTCGGGGTGCGCCCCCACCGGTCACGCGTCCTCGTGTCGAGCACGCGCGGAGGGCTGTTGCGGTCACGGTTGCGGCCGAGCGCTTCGATCTCCGGCGTCATCTCGTCGATGAGCGCCTTGCACTGCCCGGCCAGGTCCCAATTCTTGTCCTTGATCGCGATGAACCGAGCGGCGTACGCGATGATGTAGTCGTCGAGCCGGTTGATCGTGTCGTAGTTGGCCACGTCGCTCGCAAGCTGCGAGGTCGCCGGCACGTACCAGACGAGGATGTCGTACTCGTCCTGCGGCGTCGGGAGAAACTCGATGCTCGATCCGCGCAGCCGGTAGACGGCGGGGATACCGAGCGTGGTCACGTCGGGCGAGATGATCGCCGGGCGCTCCAACATCTCGTACGCCTCGAGCCATCGACGGCGGCCGTCCGCGGTCATCTCGAGGGAGATCAGCGTCTCGAATCCGGAGACCAGCGAGTAGGTAGACTGCCCCGAGGACGTCGTGATGGTCGTCGAGGCGAGGAACCGCTGGTCCGGCAGAGCGGTGGTGATCTTGCGGTGCAGCGACCCCAGCGCGCGGTTGATGTAGTCATTGACGTCGGCGTCCGGATGGCGCGCGAGCGCAGTCGTGCCCTGCACGTTGGCAAACTTGCGAGTGCCATTGCGCATCTCGAGCAGAGACTTGTTCAGCGCAGCCATCCGGACCTCCTCACTTGCAGCAGCGGACGAGGCTCACGAGAGCGTCAGCCGCGCCTTCGTCGTCGCCGTCCTTGATCGCCGAGACGACCAGCTTGGCGTACTCCTTCGCGTCGCCGCCCTCGGATTCCGAGGATTCGCTGTCCGGAGACATCTCCTCCTCGGAGTCAGGGGGCGGAGGCATCGACCCGCCGCCCTTCGACGGCGCGGCCTTGCCCAGGATTGCGAGCAGGCCCTTCATCAGCCGGTGAACCGGTCGTTGAGGGAGTCGCACGAAGCGCTGAGGACGATGTAGACGACGTCACCGCTTGCGGGAGCCGTCGCCACGCCGGCGCTGTTGGTCGATACGGACGTGAGCACGAGCGTGCCGTCCGTCGCTACGTTGTTGGTCGTGATCTGCAACGCGAGCGGGTCGGCACCCGTCGCCTTGGCCCACCCCTGGTTGAACTCGGTGATCTCCGCGTAGATCTTCGGGAGGGTCACCGTGAAGGTGGTGGTGGTGGTCTTCGCGATCGTCGCGTCCTTCGAGCGGTACGTGACCGCCGAGGATGCCCCGAAGGTGCAACGGATCTTGAAGGTGTGCTCGGAGTAGACGTTCGTCATCCCCGCGGGGGCAAGTACGGGCTCACCCATGTCAGACTCGCTCGAGCTCGACGACGAACTCGCCCGCGCGAACGACGACGCCAGAGGCGGCCTTCGCGATGGTGAACGTGAGCGTGCTGAGCGCGTCCACGATGATGTTCGCGTCCGTCAGGACGAGCGCCTTGGGGGCGCCCTGCGTGACGTTGCCGCTGGAGGTGATCGTGGTCGTCAGCGTCGCCACGGTGAGCTGGTTCGCCGCCGCGGAGTCGCGCTTGCTGACCGTCACCGTGGCGTGGTTGGTGTTGTCTGCCGTGATGCCGCCGGTCGTGGCGACGTAGTAGATCGACCGGATGCGAGCCTTGTGCGGGATGATTTTTCCCGTGTACGTCTCGCTGGTCGTCGTCGACGCCATCGCGTCGTCCGAGGCCTTCGTGAACTGCACGAAGTAGGTGTTCTGCTGGCGAACAGCAGCGTTCGGATCGGAGGCGCCGTAGGTCTGCGCACGCCCCGCATCGCGGTACTTGATGATTTCGATATCGGTGGGCATTGACGTGCTCCTTTCAGGCGGTCTGAACGCGAACGTTCGGCCAGGGGTTGTCGCAGTAGAGCTGCTGGTCACCGACCGCGCGGACCTCGCGGGCATCCGCGGCGTCCTCGAGCATCGGGCCGTTGGGCGTGGCGTCGTCGTCCCAATGAAAGAACTCGCCGCACGACGCCTTCGTGAACGTGTCGACGCAGAGGTAGCGCTCGACGTCGACGGGCATCCACGGGTCGGCGATGACATCCGCGCTGCCGGCAGGGCCGACGAGGCGAATGGCGTCGTACTCGACACCGAGGTTCATCCCGCCGACGGTCGCCGCGGGCGACTTCGTCAGGACGACCTTGTTGCCAAGCTCGATCTGGAGGTCGACCCACGCCTGCGTCGAGACGAGGTAGACCTGACGACCTTCCGCCTGGCCAGAGTCCGCCGACGCCTGAGAGGCGAGGAGGAAGCGCTGGTAGGGGCTCTTGCCGCGCAGGTCGAGGTTGATGCCCGCGAGCTGCTCCGGTGCATCGGAGCGCGTGACGCCGAGGAACGCCGACGGGGAGCCGCCGTGGTTCGGGAGCCACGCGTCGAGGCCGTAGAAGACCGACGTGGGCCCGAAGGCGCCATCGCGGAACAGGTACGACGTGGTGGTGATGCCGGGGATGGCGCTCGACCACGAGGTCTCGACGATGGTGATCGTCGGCGCGCTGACCGTACCGCCGACCGAGGCGACCGTGACGGTGCCCGGGAGGACGGAGCCAGACGTGCCGTCCGTCGTCGCCGCCTGGAGGGTCATCCCCTTGACGATGCGGCGACGGTCGACGCCCTTGTCGAGCGTGATGGTCTGCGAGGTGAGCGTCGACGTCGACTTGATGCGGCCGAGGGAGCCGCCGCCGTTGCCGTGAATGAACGAGGAGAAGTCGTTCTTGGCCTGGTTCATCAGGCCCTTGCTGTCGCGGACCATCGGGTCCTTCAGCACGGCGCGATTCCTCGTGAACATCGCGCGGCGCCAGATGTCTCCGGCGATCGAGAAGTTGCCGTAGTACGACGCGAGCTGAACCTGGAACTCGACGGCGGTGGACGCCGACTTGTTCCGCTTCGCCGCGCCGAAGTCGCCGAGACCCTGAGGGGGGCTCGTGCCGACGGTGACGTAGCGGATCTTCTCGCCGAACTTGGTGTCCGTCTTGAAGAGTCCGAGCGCCGGAGAGCCTTTGAGGATCTGCTCGGCGATGGCCGCGTCGGGCCAGATGTTTCGAATGAGCTTGTACGTTGAGAGTTGAGCGGCAGGCATGCGGGCCTCCCCGCACGCGCCTCAGACTCACGTGTCGCTGAAGGCGAGATTCGCGCGCTCGATAAGACTCAGCTTCGCAAGCTGCGCGCTCCCGTCGACGACACCCGAGCGCTGTTGCGCGAGCGAATTCGTGACGTGGGTGGGCGCCTGCGCTGCGGCGGGATTCGGTCGGGGGGTGGTCGCTTGCGGTCGCTGGTTGGCGGCAGGTCCGGCCGCGTAGATCTTGCCGAGCGACGTCAGTCGATCCTCGATCTCGTCGAGGAGCGCCTGGGGCCCGGCGTTCGGGGGAAGGGCTTCTGCTGCGCCCATCGTGAGTGCATGAAATTCATCGATGCCGTGGTGCTCGAGGAACCGAGCCGCCAACGGCGACGTCTGCGCGTTCTGCGAGGCGAAGCCTGCGAACTGCTCGAGCGCTACGCGCTCCTGCGCCTGCTCCGCCGCCGTCTGCTGCTTCGCGATGAAGCCCGTGAGCTCCTTCCGAAGCTCCTCGTTCGCCTGCTTCAGAGCAGCGATCTCCGGGTCTACCGCGCGCTTCGCCGCGCTCGTCGCGATGGCCGACGGATCCGCCATCTGCTCACGGAGCCAGTTGCCAAGTTCCTGCGGAGACAGCTCGGGGTTCTGCGACGCGAGCGCGAAAAACTGCTCCTTCGAGAGCTTCTTCGGATCGACGTACGTTGCGTACGCTTTCGTTCGCTCCTCGGTCTCCGCAAGCTTGCGGCGAAGCATCTCGTTCTCTCGTAGCGCCGCCTTCGCGTCGACCGCCGAGCGGCTCTTCGCGTTGAGCTCGGCGAGCTTGGCGCGCCGCTCCGCACGGGCCTTAGCAAGCGCATCCGGTTCCGCCGAAGCTGCCGGCGAAGCCTGGCCTTCGGGAGGGGGGGAGGGCTGGCCAACCTCGTCGGCAGCATCCGCGGGGCCGAACACGGAGTCAAGCCGCTCATCGAGGGAGGGGAGCGGGGTGGCTTCGGTGGTGGGAGCAGTCGCTTCGCTCATGGGTCCTTCAGGCCGCCATCACTGGCGGGGTTGCGCCCGGCATTGCTGGTGCTGGTGCGGGCATGGGTGGCGCGCCAACATCGGGCACGCCGTTGACGTTTGCTGGTCCGGCCGTCGGCTGATTCACCGGGGCCATTTGCTCTGCGTTCGCCTTCGCGATGATGTCGTCGCAGGCCTTCATAAATCGGCGCAGAAGGTCGAGGTTGAACTCGGGCGCGCCGTCGAGCAGCGCGCGGTTGTAGGTCTGCTGCGCGCGACGAGGCGCCCAGCCAGGCTTCTTCCTGCCGGTGTCGTCCTCGGTCCAGATCTGCTGATACTCGGAGGGCGGCATATACGCGGCCTCGCCGTCCTCCTCCTCCGCGTCGAGCATGCGCTCGAGCATCTCGTCGACGACCATCTTGTCTGCCGTCTCGAGGTCCAGCTCGCTCTGGAGATCCGGATCGTCGAGCAGCCGAAGGAACGTCGCGCGGTCGATCTGCTGCGACTCCCACATGTCATTGAGCGCCTGCTTCTTCGCTGCCGGCTCCGTCGGCAGGAACGACGTGGGCGAGAGCTTCAGCTCCGCGCCGTCGACGTAGACGTCGCTCCACTTGAGCGGGAGCAAGCCCTTCTTCATGGGCACGCTGACGGCGTATTCGCCCTGCGTCTCCGCGATCAGCTTGGCGCAGTCGACGAAGCGCCGGCCGATCTCCAGCGTCCACGTCGAGTACGCGGAGTCGAACATGAAGAAACGCTCGGTCTCCTTGTCGTCGAGCGTCTGGAGCGCGATGGCGGCGGTGATGCCCGCGGGCTTCTCGCTCTGCACCGACATCTCGGAGAGGCCGACGTCGTTGAGCGCGTCCTGTCGGAGCTCGCGCGGACGAGCGCGCATGTGCTCGTTGACCAGATCCATCTGGAAGACCTGGGGTTTCTCGCCGGGCGCGTGGCCCATGACGTTGATGCCGTTGCGGATGTCCTGGTAGGAGATCTTCGCGTTGTCCGGCACCATCACGTGTACGCCGGATAGGCGGTACTGCTCGGAGAGCACCTCGCACGTCTCGTTGATGGCGTACTGGTAGCCTTCGAGCTGCTCTACGAGGCCGGTGCCCTTCGATCCGACAACGGGCTCGTTATAGTTGATCTGGACGTCCGGGAAGTAGTCGTAGGGCCACGGCTCATCAACGAGGATCCCCGCCGTCGTGAACACGAGGTGCCGCCCGGTGCACTTGTGGCGACGCGGCCGCGCGCCTCGTCCTCGGTCCTCTCCGCTACCGGCGTCGGTCTCCGTCTCCTCAGCGCTGTCGTCAGTGCGCTCTTCGGCTTCGGCCTCGGCGTGCGCGTCCGGATCGTCGCAGAGGTGATACGCGTCCACGACGTGGATGCGCTGCACCGTGCTGGTGGCGTAGTCCGTATCGAGCTGCGTCGTGAAAAGTGACGCTTGCTCGATGGCGCGCTTGATCTTTTCGTTCCAACCACCGGCCTCCGTTCGTGCGAACGTCTCGAGCGCCACGCTCTGATCCATCGAGCGCTGGTAAAAGCGGTTGCGCGGCGAGCCGTAGCGCGCGTCCCATTCGTCGTCGAAGACCTCCCACGGGAAGCGACGCTCGACGCGGATGCGCTTGCCGGAGACGAAGACGCAGAGGTGACCGCGACCGAAGACGAGAGCATCGCGCACGATCATCGGCGCGACGCGCTCGAAGATGCGCTGGCGATAGAACTCGCCCTCGAGGAATTGCGACATCTTCCGGGCGCGCTTCTGCTTCGACCAGTCGCCGCGCTGCGTGTGAGCGATCGGCAGCGGGCGACGCTTCGCTACCTTCGCCTGTAGCGTGTCGACGCCTCCGCGACAGACGTTGTGGGGCAAGACCGCCTGCTCGTATTCCGCGAAGCGCATCGAGCGTCCGCGCACGCCGTAGCGCTCGGACTGCTTGTAAAAGCCGAGGTGCAGTTCGTCGGCTTCGAGGCGCCACTCGCTCTCTTCGCGCACGGTCTGGAAGACCGCCGTGAGCGCCCCGTGGAGCCCATCGCCCCGCTTGGTCGGCCAATCGGCGACGCTATTGGGCTGCACGCGGACGAGGGCCGCCCGAGGCACCGGTCACGATGCGCCTTTTGCGCTCTCGCTCCCGGTACTCGGCGTCTGCTGTCCGCTGGGTCTCGCCCGCTTCATCGGGGCGTGCATTCGGATCCGGCCCAAGCTCGATGTCGCCGGCACGCGTCACCCCGAGACGACGCATCTCTGCGACGTAGAGTGCAAGCTCAGCGAGTGCGAGGGGCACGGTCATGGTCTCTTGAGCAGCGCCGCGTACTGGTCGTGATCGGCCTTGTCACGATCCTTTGGACTCAACCAGTACGCGTTTGAGGTCGCAATTCCTCTTCAAGCTGTTGGCGTGCATTCTACGTTGACTTTCCCTCGCGCGCAATGCGGAGCCTCTCGACGAGCCTGCGAAGCGCCTCCTCGCCGGTGCGGCCGTAGGCTTCCGCCATGCGATCTCCAACCGGATGACCAGCGCTCACCGACCAGCGCTCGTCGTT